AAAATAGAATCAGTATTTAAGAAAGATTGGAATGATGCTGATTGGCATATAATTTGTGACGATGATACCTTTGTGCATACTGAGAATTTAAATTCGTTTATAAGCAAATTATCCAAAGATAATTTAAGAATATATTGCTCTCAGCTTTACAAAGATAGTGTCGGTATATTCGGAGGAGCTGGCATTTTAATGAATGATAAAACTTTTAAATTGATACAGAAATTTGTGATAGAAAATGGGTGGAAAGAGAATAGACATTTTCAAAGCCATTCTGACATAGCATTATCAAAAATTTGTGGTCGTTTAAATAGAAAATTGAAAATAGCTAATAAAGAAAACGATAAAATATATGTTAGCAATCCTAAAACAATGTATTCTTTTAATCATGACACAATGAAGAAAAGTCAAAATTTAATTAATATAAAGGGTGATCTTATAACCGCACACATTAAAGATATGCAATATGTTTGGACTGACTTCTATGAACAAGAATGCCCCTATCAATCTTTAGAAAATGCCTTTTGTAGATAATAAAAATAAATTTGCTTTTATTCATATTCCTAAATGCGGAGGAAGATCTATTAAAAAGGTATTCGATCTTAAACGTCACGACCACTATGGGATATCTAAATTAGTTTTTAATTACACTGATGATTGCCCTCAATTAGACGTAGAGGGTTTATTCAAATTCGCGTTTGTTCGAAATCCTTGGGATAGATTTGTGAGTGCTTATGAGTATTTAAAAAGAGGTGGTATACCACTTTATGACAGACCTATGACATTAGACATTAAGAAAGAATATTCAGATTTTAAGGATTTTATATTTGCGAAACATGTTTGGGAAAAGTGGATTTATTTTCGTCCACAATTAGATTTCATCACTGTAGATGGATCAATTAAAACAGATTTTGTGGGCAGGTTTGAAAATTTTCAAAATGATTTTGATTTTGTTTGTGATCAAGTCGATACTCCTAGAGTAAAACTTCCTCATGTAAACGCAACAAAACACACTCATTATACTGAATATTATGATAATCAATCAATTAAGTTTATTGGGCGAACCTTCGAAGAAGATATAGATACATTTAAATATAGATTTGGAGAATAGATTATGATGTGTCACAAAAACAAGTTTATCTTTATACACATAAACAAAACTGGTGGCACTAGTATTACTAAGCTTCTAGTGAACGCTGAGAATCCTCCGCAGAAGCATAAGTGGGCTTGGTGGTACAAAAAGTATGAGCCCGAGGCATTTAATACTTATTTTAAATTCTCTATCATACGTAATCCTTGGGATAAATTACTGTCTCAGTATTTCTTTAGAGTTAAAGATGATACTCAACATGGATATATAGAAAGTGCTAAAGGCTTGAGCTTCTTGGATTTTTTATTAAATCCATTTCCTGCAAAGCATAAATTACAGCATAGTAAACTATTTGAAGGTGACGTATGCTTAGTCGATTTTATTGGTAGGTTTGAAAATCTTCAGGAAGACTTTAATACTATTTGCGACAAAATTGGAGTTCCGCAACAAAAACTTCCTCACGTAAACAAAACAAAACATAAGCATTACGCCGAATACTACGATGAAGAAACAAAACAAATTGTTGCGGAAAAATATGCAAAGGACATTGAGTATTTCGGATACAAATTTGGAGAATAAGAAGTGAAAGTATTTTATATCAATTTAAAAAAACGCAAGGATAGAAAACACCACATGGAAGAGATGTTGTCTAATCTAAATCTTAGTTATGAGAGATTTGAGGCGATCTGTCCTACTATTAATGAAATAAAGTTTGGGAAGTATAAAAATTTTTATAATAAAGCATCCCCACGATTTAAACAATATATTAACTTAGAAAAGTATCACCCAAGAGGAATTGGAGTGTTTGGGGTCTATTTATCACATTTTAATATACATAAAAGTCAACTCGGAAATTCTAAACCATATATAATATTAGAGGATGATATTGCTATTACGGCAAAAACATTATCACAACTTAATCATTTTATTTTAAATAAAACGTATAAAGATTGGGACATTATTAGAAGTATGTGGGGATCTAAGAAATGGATTAACAAAATTGAAGGAGTTCACACTGAATCTAAATTTGCTGACCAAAATGAAACTCATCAAAGGTTTGGTGGAGCACATTTTAGTGTCTTTAAAAATGCTAAAAAAATTATGGATTATCTGTCATCTGAAAATTTAATAGCAATTGATGCATTATACACCACAAGTTTACTAAATGTTTACCATTCTAAATTTGGTGTAAATTTATGTGAGTTTGGATCAGACATTCCTAAAATATAAATAATAAATCACAAAAACAAAAGTAAGAGCATGAAAATGCATTTTAATATATGAAGTTTGTTATTGTTGGTTGTGGCTTAAGTGGGATAACTGCAGCTCGTTTGCTAAAAGACAAAGGGCATGAAGTTAAGATTTATGAGTCTCGGAATCATATTGGAGGTAATTGCTATGATAGTAATGTCTGCGGAACTAATATGCACAACTATGGGCCTCATATTTTTCATACTGATGATGAAGAAGTTTTTGCATTTTTATCCAAATACACAGAATGGACTCCATTGCATTATAGACCAATAGGTCGAACAATACTTGGTGATATACCTCTTCCTTATAATGATAAAGGTTGTGAGAAAGCTATTGGTTTTAAGCTTACAGAAAAAGAAATTATTGATCTTGTCTTCTGTGATTATAGCGAAAAGCAATGGGGAGTTCCATTCAATGAGATTCCATCAACCATTACAAATAGAATCCCTAAGACTAAAGACTGCGATAATCCAACATGGTTTGAAGGGCAAAAATATCAATGTGTACCAAAAGAAGGATACACAAAAATGTTTGAGAAAATGCTTAATGGCATTGAGGTTGTTTTAGGTTGCTCTCAAGATGATTGGAAAAATTCTTCTTATGATAAGCTAATTTACACTGGGAAGATAGACGAATATTTTAATGATTGTTATGGCACTCTTCCATATAGAACACTTGACTTTGAACACAAAGTAACTTCAAAGAAACAAGATACCTTAGTTTATAATGAATGCAATTATACTAATTCATGGACTCGTCAATATGATCATTCGTATTTTACACCGGGTCATAAAGGACTAACTGTCATAACACGTGAGTATTCAAGAGATGCTGAAGGAGATGATATTCCGTTTTATCCCATTCCTTGGGGAAAATTGCATGAAGCATATAAGAAGTATAAAGTATTAGCTGATAACGAAAAAAATACAATCTTTTTAGGCAGATTAGCACAGTACAAATATTTAGATATGTGGATGGTAATAAAACACGCATTTCTAAAACTAAAAAACGTATAAATAAATTTTGCACAGCGGGAGTTGTGTGCTATATAATTAAAACAGTATTAAAAACATGAATGAAATTAAACTATCATTGCAGGAAAACGAACTTAACGCGCTTTTACAACTCATTGATATAGCAGTTAAATCAGAAGGCCTACAGGTTGCTGAACCTGCATCTATTATTGCGAATAAGATTCAAGATCAGAGTAAAGAGCAATTAGGTCCTCCTAAAGAAGAGAAAGCGAAGTAGTAAAATATTTAAATAAGAGGCGTTTTAGAACAAACACTTGATGTTTTGTCAATTGTTGTTGTTAAAATATTATAAATAGACAATATGGCTATACCGAATACAAGACAAAAACTTATCGATTATTGCTTGAGGGCATTAGGCCATCCTGTTATCGAAATAAACGTTGATGATGATCAAATTGAAGATCGCGTTGATGAGGCAATTCAATTTTATCAAGAATTTCACAGTGACGCGGTGGTGCGCAATCTTCTTAAGCACCAAGTGACTCAAACTGATATTGATAATGGGTATATTTCTCTAGCAGCTGGAGCGAATATCTTATCGATTAATAACGTATTTAATATAAGCAACACCAATTCTGGAACATCCCTTTTTTCTGTAGACTACCAGTTACACATGAATGACATATTCGACTTGAATGGTTCATTCGGTGGTATCGTTAACTATGAGTTGACTAAACAATATCTTTCGCTGATAGATCGTAACGTAAATGGCGTTTACGAAATGATTCAGTACAGCAGACACAAAAGCAGAGTAAACTTTCATACAGATACTTTAAAAGATCTCGGAGTAGGAAACTATGTTGTGTTTGATGGATATAGCTCAGTCGATCCAGAAGCATTTACTGCAGTATATAACGACATGTTTCTTAAAAAGTACTCGACTGCTCTTGTCAAACGTCAATGGGGAATAAACCTTATTAAGTTCGAAGGTATGGTTTTACCTGGAGGCGTTACAATGAATGGCCGTGCTATTTACGATGATGCAATTGCAGATATCGAGAAATTAGAAGAAAAAATTCGTCTTGAGCACGAATTACCACCACTAGATTTTATAGGATAAAATGCCAAGGAACGTATATTTTAGTCAAGGAGCAACTTCTGAAAAGAGGCTTTATGAAGACATCACTATAGAAGCTCTTAAGATTTATGGTCATGATGTTTTCTATATTCCTAGGAGTATCGTAAAC